AGTACATTTTGCAATAACATCTTTAGGTATTTGAACAAATTTATTTGTTTTCCACATATAGATTATACTTATCAAAATGTTATAGAGACTGATAGGCAATATATTTTTCATTTTAAAAATTATTGTTCCAAAACATTCCATCAATTCAGAGGCTGACCATTTACTACAATCTCCATTAACAAAAAAAACATCATAATCTTGTTTTGCAATTAAATTATCTTCCTTAATTTCATTATTATTATTATTATTTTTTTGTATTCTTCTCTTTTTCTTAAAAACATAGGAATAATGCTGAATTTTTTGATTCACTTTTTGTATTTCGAGTAATTTTAAATCACCAGGCACACTAATACATTCTGTGTTTATATTAGAACATAAATCTTTAAAAAATTCTTCTAATAATTTTATTGTAAATTTTGAATGTAAATCGAGAACATAAAATTCTCTTTTGGGGCCATATTGTTCTTTTATACAAATATCTGCTATGCATTTAATATTTAAATTTAAATGATTAATTGCATGTTCTACTAGGTTTTCATTTATTTTAAAATTATCAACTCCATGTTCTTCATTAAAAATTAAAGCATCAATAACTTTCATTCTATCATTCTTTTCTAAAGGGCGATTAGAAGTATTAATAGAGGCTTTTGTACTAGCAAAATTACTAATAGGCATGTGATATTTTTCTTTAGAAAGTATTAAATTTATGTCATTAGTTTGGTTTTCTAACCAATAATTCATTGCCTGGGATATAAATTTAGCTGAAAAACCCATTTGAAAATTATTAAAAAGCTTTAAACAATCTTCTTCATTTGATAAAGCTCCAAATTGTTTTTCTTTACTTAATTGATTATATAAATCATCAAACTTTAAAATCGTATTTATAGATTTTATAGATTCATGAAATAATGAAGCAGGGGCTTTCAAAGTATGAACATAAGTATGTGCAGAATTAAGAAAGGAATTAAAACTACTATGTTGATATGATGACCATAAGCCAGGTATTGAAACAATGCCTCCAATTTTTTTTATATCTATCTCTTCTTCTTTATTTAATGTTTCTCTTAGTTGAATCAATGCTCTTTCATGTGCTTTTTTTATTAGAATTGAAGAATTATAAAAAAAACGATTTAA